GGTGGTTCGCTCCTTGAGCAGCCGCGTCCACAGGAGACACCTCCTGACCCTGGGGCAGAGCAAGCCTTGCGCGACAAGATCCTTGCCGACTGTTTACCTGCCCAGCGTGAGTTCCTGGCAGATGAACACCACCGCATCCACAGCTACATCGGTGGCTTCGGCTCATGTAAGTCATGGGCACTCGCAGCCAAGCTGATCTTCCTCGGCCTACGCAATCCAGGCAGTGTGTTGATGGCTTGCGAGCCGACCTTCCCAATGATCCGCACAGTGCTGATCCCTGCCCTTGATGGGGCATTAGACCAGTGGGGCATTGAGTACGACTTCCGCGCTAGCCCACAGCCTGAATACACGCTCAAGCTGCCGACAGGTGATGTCACGATCCTTTGCCAATCAGCTGAAAACTATCAGCGCATCCGTGGTCAGAACATTGCAGCGGCTGTATGGGACGAGGCGGATACGTCGCCAGTGGACACAGCGCAGAAAGCAGGCGAGATGCTCCTTGCTCGTATGCGTACGGGCAACCTTAATCAGCTTGCTATCGCCTCGACGCCGGAAGGTTTCCGCTATTGCTACCGCACTTTTGTGGAGCAGGACGGAGAAGACAAGAGGCTGATCAGGGTCAAAACCAAGGACAACCCACACTTGCCTGCCGAGTTCATTCCGAGCTTGGAACGAAATTACCCGGCATCATTGATTAAGGCGTATTTGGAGGGTGAGTTTGTCAATCTTGCCAGCTGCAGTATTTACCCCGATTTCGATCGTCATCGCCATTACACCGATGCCGTACCGACCGACCGCGACACTATTTACTGCGGGTGTGACTTTAACGTCGGCAATTGCGTCACACAGCACCTTGTGCGACGTGGCGATGCGTTCCATTTCTTCGGGGAGTCGGTGTATCGCGACACCCAAGAGATGGCCCGCGGTCTAGCGGAGCTGTACCCACGTCATTTCAAGATGGGCCAGCTGGTGTTGGTGCCTGATGCCGCGGCCAAGCAGCGCAGCACTGCTGCAGCTCAGGAGTCAGACCTGGGCATCCTCAAGAAGGCAGGCCATAAGGTGCTGACGCAAAGCAGCAACCCGATCATTCAGGACCGGATCAACGCGGTGAATGTATTGATCGGCCGTGATCTGCTGAAGGTTGGCAATGGATGCAAGCACCTGATCCGCACGTTGGAGCAGCACGCTTTTGATGAGAAGGGCAAGCCAGAGAAGGGCGGCGTGGGCATGGATGACCTAAGCCACGCTGGTGATGCCATGGGTTATGTGGTGTACAAGCTGGCTGCGATCAGGCAGTGGAAGGTGGGGAACACTGGTGTGCAGCCTGGTGTTTACCGCCGATAACCTGAGCGCAGGGGAAACGGCTCGCGCTCATGTCTGGCAATTACATACAGATTGGTGGTCAGAAGAGGACCGTCACATTCAGTGAGGCCAAGGTCACGCGTGACGAGCAGGGCCGTTTCGCCAAGAAGGGGTCAGGCAACAAGGCCAAGCAAAAGCTGACCGGTGGCACGACCGGGACGTCGATTCCCTACATCAAAGGGGAAAGCAAGGCCAAGCAGGCCAAGCGTGGGCAAAAGGCTGCCAAGGAGTTCAGCAAGGAGATGAAAAAGCTGCGCAAGTCGCAAAAGAAGAGCGGCAAGTAGCTGCTAGGCTGAACGTCTGGCTCAGCAGCCACGGCACCGGGCCGGTATCCCCGGCGGACGAACCCTAGGCAGGGAGAGGCGCCTAGGGTTTTTCTGTATCTGGGGATGAATCCTTGATCTTGTAATGCAGGTCCTGCTCCAGCATTTGCAGGAACAGCTGCTTCTGCCGGTCAATTACATCCATCAGCTCTATTACGACGCCGCGCAATACGTTGATGTCAGTCACTTCATGGACCTGCCGCTTGATTCGTTCCTTGGCAAAAGCTTGAGCGACAGAATCCATGATTAGCTGCGCATCCATGCGATTACGTTAACGACTTACACTACGGACACCTGATAACTAGGGGATGGCGTGCTGGATACCCGGTCCATATTCGCTGGCATGGGCCCCTGGCAAGCGCATCAAGCAGCAGCGCATGGAAGCCCAGCGCATAGCAGCAGAAGAAGCCGAGGCTAAGCGCAAAGCAGCAGCGGCAGAGCGTCGTCGTGCAGCAAGGGCAGCAAAGTCTGAGGAGCTGATCTGATGTATCCGAGCTATTCGGCCTATAGCGCACAGGGCTGGGAAGGCGGGGGCAAGATGACCTCGCATAACCCTGATGATCCGGGCGCTGCATCGCCGCAGTATTGGCAGATGTGGGCACGGTGGGTGCCTGTGGCTGATGTGCTCGCTGGTACGCAGAGCATGAGGCAGAACTCGATGAAGTATCTGCCGAGGCTGTGCAACGAATCTGACGCCTGCTATCAGACCAGGATCAACCGGTCAGTGTTAAGTCCTTTGTTCCATCGTGTGCTGAAGGCCGCGGTTGGGCTGATCATGCGCAAGCCGATTGTGCTTGAGGGCGGCGATGAAAAGTATTGGGAAGAGTGGCGCAAAGATGTGGATCGCCAGGGCAGCAGCCTGGATGAGTTCATTGGCAAGATTGTTTATTCGGCCATTGCCTATGGCCACTGTGGAGTTCTGGTTGATTATCCCAGCAATGAAGCACGCAATCTCCGTGAAGAGCGAGAGCTGAATGCTCGGCCGTATTTCATCATGGAGCAGGCGCCGAACATCATCGGATGGCGGCACAGCGCGACTGAGGGCAAGGGTCAGCTACAGCAGGTGCGTCTGCGTGAGGTGATCACCGAGCCTGATGGCCGGTTTGGCACTGAGATCAACAGGCAGATCCGCGTGATGGAGCCTGGCAAGTTCGAGGTGTGGAAAGAGAGTGAGTACGGCAGCAATTCCTACAAGCTGGACGCATCGGGCGGCGTGAGCGTGAAGGATATTCCGCTTGCTGTTGTTTATTCAGAGCGGCAGCAGGTGCTGATGTCAGAGCCACCGTTAGAGGAGCTGGCTCATCTCAATATCCAGCACTATCAGCTGCAGGCTTCGCTGTTGAACAGCTTGCATGTGGCTGGCTTCCCGTTGCTGGTGTTGAAAGCATGGGACGACAGCAGCAATGAGCTGCAGAACCTGAGCGTGGGCAATGCGTTGGCACTGCCGCCTGAGGGTGATGCCAGTTATGTCGAGCCGGCAAGCAGTGCATTTGATGCGATGCAAACCGAGCTGAAGGAGCTGGAGCACCAGATCGGCACGCTGGGGATCACGATGCTGGCCCGTCCCAAGAACGTGGCGGAGTCAGGCACAGCCAAGGCATTGGACCGGGCTGATAGCAACAGCATGCTGGCTCAGATCAGCATCAACGTTGAGATGGCGTTGCAGGATGCGATCAACTGGGCTGCTGAGTATGCGGGTGTCAAGCCACCTGTTGTTGGCTTGATCCGTGACTTCAACGCGGAGGAGCTGGATCCGGGCACGATGACTCAGATGACAGCGATGTACAACGCTGGGATCCTGGACAAGGAGACAGTGCTGAAGATGCTGCAGCGTGGTGAGGTTTTGGACGACAGCATCGATTTGGCTGAGGTGATGGAGCTGACGGAGCAGCAGGAGCTGGATGATCTAGCGAAGGAGGTTGACCGCATGACCGAGCTGAGCAAGGTCGGCGAAGGAAGCCAACCGAAGAACGAGGCCGGTCAGAACAAGCCCGCCAAAATAGGCACATCTGGAGGCAAATGATGGGTCGGCGTTATGTCAGAGACAAGCGCGGGCGCTTCGCTCCTAAGGGTTATTCAGGGCAGACATCTGGTCGTGGCGCGAGGCTGACAAGTAAGGGCGATACGGGCGCGGGTGCGCGCATGACAGCTGCTGCGCCTTCCGGCGTGATGAGCAGGAGCAGCAAGCCAAAGCTGTCGCCGTCTGGCCCCAAGAATGCGATCAAGCCAGGCCCTGGCACTGCAGCGTTGAGCGCGAAGCGTGCTGCTGAAACGAGGAACGCGGTGCGGCCTGGTCCGAGGCTCGGCGCAAGCAATGCCAAGAACAAGGTGGTGAAGGCACCACAGCGGAGCCCC